TTCTTTACCATTGCTTTGTCTTGTGCCTCATCTTCATGGCCTTCGTCTTTTTCTTCAGCCACAACTTCTTCATCAGATTCGGTTTCTTCGTAAGTCTGAACACCAACAGAACCTTTATTTAAAGGCATCTGGTTCTTGCCAGTTTTACCTTCTGGATGCTCGATTGCAACACCGTCAGATTCTTGTGGTTGACCTTTGAGTTTCTTGGCTGGCTCGGAACCAACAGGTGGTTTTGCGCCAGGAGGAGTAGCGGTAGGTGTACCTTTTGTATAGTCAGGATTTGCATCGGTTGTTTTGAGTGGTGTATGACCAACATCAACCTCTCCTGTACCATAGGCAACATCGCCACTTAATTTTGCTGGTTTATCTTGGCCACTTTGTTTTGCAGCAACATTACCCGAAAGAATGTCTTTAGCGGCTTCGGACAGATTAAATTTTCCCATTTTAAAAATCTCCTTGATTTATATTGGATATTTATATTTAAAGTTTTTTTACGAGTGATTCCCAAATGCGTAGACTTACTTCTTCAATCTCTCTTTGAGAAGCCTTCTTAATTGCTTGTTTGGCTTCAGAGTATTGCTGTTCAGTCCATACACCGTTTACCATCACCCATTCTTTGCCTTCCATGATACCTTGAACGAAAGCATTTGGAGCAGAAGGGTCTGCTACAATATCCGCCGCTGTGGCTAGATGAAAATCATCTTGAACTACATTGATACCATTGACATTTTTGAGAGAACCCATACCACGGGACGATACTCCAATCTGAGCACCACCCTCGATAAGGCTCTTCACAATCTGACCCATTGGTGTGTCAAGAATCTTTGCTTTGCCTATCCAATCATTTCCTTCTTGACGGAGATTCACAACCATGTGGGAAACTCTGTCAAGATTGATTGATGGGGTGTCTGGATGACCCAGCTCACCAAAGGCACGATTTTTATTGATATATTGTTCTGTGTATCTTTGCACTTCTTTGGCCATGGTCTCTTTGAGATACTTGCGGCCATTGCGGTTTACCACTTCTGCTTGGAGAAATGGACCTTCAATGTAAAGATTACGCTTGCCGTCTTTATCTTCAGCAAGATATTGTAATGATTCGGTGACTTCTGTTATTAACTTCATTGTAGTCCCATAGCCTTTCTTTTTCTTAGCGTCATTTGGCGCTTTCTTAACGCCTGTCTTAACTTGGCACGTCTTTTAAACTTAGACCGCCTGGCAGCCAACTTACGTTTTCTGCGTTCAATTGGTGACATTCTTGTTAACTTGCCACCACGAATTGTGAAACCTGGTACTGCCGACTTCTTTACTCTCCGTTGTAACTTTCCACCACGGAACCTTACACGAATCAGTTTGGTACGACCCATCTTCTGCACATTGGCTTCGTTTACTTCTTCAAACTCAACATCATCATACATCTCTGATGCCAACCGAACTTTAACTTGGTTAATTTTTTCACTAACCAAGTCATTTATTCGTTGAACTAATACCGCTTTTGCTTCAACTATTTTATCGTCTAATAGTTTTGAAACAAAATCTTTCATTATGGTGTTACACCATAAGGAGGATAGTTAAACGCAGCCGGATCAGTAAACTGGCCAGAACTATAATACTGATTATTCTTATGTAACTCAATGATAATGGTATAACAAGCATTGGCTGTTGTACCTGTTGTTTTAATTGTAATGGCACCAGTAGGACCTACGGCATCGTTCTTAATTGATGGCAACTGATATTGTGGATTACTGTCATTGAATCCTACACCATACGCAACGATTGGTGTGCTTGTTGTTGTACCTTGCCATTTTAATTGTAGATTACCAACTTCTGAATCAACAGAAGCCAACACACGAGAAACTGTAAAGGCCGAGTTTGCAAATCCTGGTGGCAATGTATTACCTGATTGATAAGGTGCACCATTGGCATTTAACACCCCAGAAAGTGTTAATGGGTCAATAAAAATGGTTTCGTTTTCATCAGAGTCCAAAAGACCAACTCGTTTGATAACAACTTTTTTATTTGAATCAACTAATACTTGTGTTGTATTTGCAATCGCCATTTTTTTATCCTAATTAATTCGGTGTTAATCCATATGGTGGATAGTTAAATGCAGCCGGATCATTAAACTGACCACGCTGATAATATTCATTTAATTTTCTCAACTCTATAACAATCGTATAACTTGATGTATTACAGTTTGGTGCTAAACGACTCTTAATACCAATATCGCCATTTGTATTAGCGATAGCGGTATTAGGATTCGGTATTGTCACCCAATTTCCGTTACCATCATACTCTCCGTTACCATTCATTAAAAGAATAGTTTGTGGATCATCTGATGTCCAATATAATTCAACATCGCCTTCATACGGCCATGTGTCATACCATACACGATTGACAGTTAAACCATAATATGGTTTTGCTGTGTTACTTAAACTTAAATGTGACCGCAATGGCACATTATTTGCATCTAACGCACCATATAATGTATTTGCCTGTATACGGTGAGCATTATCTTCATTAGTGGAACCATCAAACGAACCGGTTAATTTAATAACGGTATGTTCTGTAGTATCTTTAATGACCTGATAAGTAAACTTATTCGGCATTCACATCCTCATCCATCGAACCAGCATTTGCCCATTGCATTGCTGTATATGGCACGGTAACATATTTATTAATTTTATCCACATAGTAAAGAGCCACTCTTTGATTGTTTGGAAACTGACGAATCCATTTTCGTTTCATAATTAAAACGGCAGGAGGATCCATAGGAGCACTATGGTCTTCCTTTTCTGTCAAAGAGCGAAGTTCTTTAAGCGTTTTCACCTGTGGTATCCTCTGGTTGTTCTTCTTCTGCTTCTTCTGGTGCAAACATATGTTGTGCTACGGCTTGCTTTGCAGCATCTAAGTGTGCAGAAACACGGTCATGAATGCTGTTATATAATGCATCACGCATCTCTTTTGCTTGGTCATTAACTGCGTAATCTACGATTTGTCTTGTGTCCATATTATCTCCAATCTCAATATTTATAATATCTGTTTCAATTTAACAAATGTGCCAGCAGACTTGTGTTCTTGCTGTTGACCCATATCTTGTGCTTGTTGCAATTCTGATTGATGTGTTGCCAATGCGGCTTGTTGGTCAGCCTGTATATCACCTACCATTTGCTGTTGTGCAACGGTATTGGTAACATCAACAGGCAATCCAAGGCCAGCTTCTTTTTCTTCATCCATTTCAGATTGCATTTCTTTAATCTGGTCATCTGTCATGCGTAATACATTACGTTGAATCCATGCTTGTGAGAAGTAACGACCTGTATATGGATCAACAGAAGCTAACAAACTTAAACGCTCACGCATTAGTTCGGCTTCTTTGAGTTCACTAAAGTTATTATCTTTAACAAAATCATAATTAATGTATTCTCTAAACTGATCCCATTCATCAGCGGTACAGATACCTTTTAATACGCATTGCACACGAAGTGCCTGATTAAAGATATCAGAAAACTTGGCACGCAAACGGTCAACAAACTTTGCAAACTTTAATTCGTCACGAGTAACTTCAGCTACACGACCAATCGAGAAACCTTGATTTGGTTCTAAACGAGAGATAGGTACTGATAATGATTGATACAGTTTCTTTTGAAAGTATTTGACATCTTCTAACTCACCTAGATTTTGACCACCAGGTAGTGTAGAGATTTCGGTGCCTTTACCACCTTCACGGCGTGGCAACCAAAAATCTTCCATCATGGATAAGAATTTACGGTCATCACGGACTTCACCGGTGTTTGCATCATACACCAATTTATTTTTATACTTGACCATAATATCACGAAGATATTGTTCGGCCTTTAACTTAGGCAAATTACCTACGTCAATGTAAAATATACGGCGCTCAGGTGCTCGTGAGATACGATAGATAACTGTCGCATCTTCAATCATGCGTAACTGATTTAAAGGTTTGATAGCCTTATGTAAATATGATAATACAACAGCACGGCGGCTGTCCATGAGACCAGAAACAACAGATATGATTGAGTCAGTAGTGATCCGAACGCCAACAGGACCATAATTGCTTGAACTACCAGTAACGACCTTATCGTTATAGATGTAATATTCGTTAAAGACATCCACAACTTCTGCACCTGTTCTTTCATCTTTCTTCTTCTTTATTTCTCTAACTTTCCGTAGTTTGCGTGGGTCAATATACCGAAGTTCTTTGATACCAGCAACTGGATTTTGTTTGTCAATAATAATATTGTAATACATTCTGCCGTCAATATAGAAACGGCGAAAAATATCTTGTGCCATGTGTTTGTAATTTAACAAACGAAGAACGGTATTGAATTCTTCTTTGATGGCTTTTTTAATCTTCTCTGGTTGTTCTAATTTATCCAAAACAATCTGTGTGACCAAACCATCTTCATCTTGGCAAATTGCTTCGTTCATAATGTCATCGATTGCAGATTCAATTTCTGGCTGCATCGCCATTTCACGATAACGAGAAATGAGTTCGACCTCATTCTTTGCCGTGCCGTCTAGGTCAACATATGTACCATAGTATGCGGCCGAGGATATGGTAAGAGCACCATCTTCATTTGAAGGTGGTGTAAAGGATGGTTGTAAAGCTTGCTCTTCCTCGGTTTTCTTCCGAGAAATCTCAAAACCAAAGAGAGAGAATTTATTTTGGGCTGCCATATTTTATAGATTCCAATTCAATTAAACATAATGGGAGAACCGAAGTTCTCCCTAAACAAAAACATATTAAGAAGTAGTGTTAGATTCCCAATATTGGAAAGCGAATGTGGCTGAGTATTCTTCAATCACATCATTTGAACCCCAATCTAAATCGATTGGTGCAATATCAAGTGGGAATAAACCTACAAACTTATAAGACTTCAATTCGTTACCAGCTTTACCGTATTGTGTAACAGTTGCATCAACAGTATAACCTGTTGGATTAACAGCACCACCTGCACGAACATTGGTTGTATGACTATTGATTGCGTTCATCCAAGATTCTAACGAATTACGGATTACGAAATCTTCATCATTGATAATCTGCAATGTCCAGTCGGTAAATGTGCGGTTACCAGCAAACTTCAATTCACGACCAAAGTAAAACACCGGCACAGTACCTACGGTAGAACCTGGTAACTGTGCTGATTTAGCCATGAATGTTGCCTTTTGTGCAGCTGCTGTGCCGTTTGTTGCAACGGTTGGGAATGTTAACGAGACCTGGAATAGATTTGGACGGGCACCGTCACCAATCATATTCGCTCTAAATTCTGCTACATTGAATGCCATTTGTTTTCTCCTATATCGTGGTTATTTATTAAGCTGCACCAACGATTGTTGTGAAGTCAACGCCAGTTCCAACAGCTACAAAGTTCAATTGGATGAAGTTGATAGAACGAGCAGGCTTGATGTAGATATCACCAACAAACTGGTTCGAATCGATAACTTGTGGTGTGTTATTGGTTGTGTCGCATACCACACGGAAGTCATAGATACCACGGCGACCTTGAACATCACGCAAGAACGGAGTTACTAATGCCACAAACTGAGCACGAGTAAATTCGTCATTGAATTCAAACAACGAAAACTGCGCTGCCTGAGAAATTGCTTTTTCTAAGACAATAAACAATCTACGAACATTGATACGGTCAAATGCCGATGGTTTGTTTTGTAATGTCTTGTCACCAAACAATACGATACCTTGACCAGGGAAAGATACAACTGGATTTACACCAGCGGCATACAATACATCTCGTTGTGTTTTGTTTGGATTAAATGCCAACTTGATTGCGTTCTTGATTTGACCACGATTGAAACCAGCTGGTGAATACCATGGATCACGAACAGTATCAGTATTAACACAGAGACCAGCAACGTCACCGTTCAATGGAATGTAACGATAAACATTGTTGTATTTGTCATACATGTATTTGTAACCAGAATCGGCTACAACATATGAAGATGACCGAGCAAGGCCTGATAACCATGTGGTAATACCGGCAGTTGGTGTTGTGTTAATATCATCAACAGCGGTGATTGGAGGCGAAATAAACGCTACGCAATCTTTACGAGCATTGGCAATATTGTCGATTACATATTGCTGAATGTTTGTATTTGCATCACCAGTTAATACCAACGAGATATCAATTTCTTCTTTATTGGCAAACAAGTCAAATGCAGTTTGAATTTCACCATCAGTAGGTACAACTTCCACACCGTTTGTCATTTGAATCGATGGGTTAGTTGTCAATACAGCAAAACTATTATTAGCAGCTGGTTTATCCCATGTTGCATTTGTAGTAGAATAGTTTACTGGATCAGTTGCATAAATGTAATTTGACTGATTGAATATAACTTGTTTGTAGTAGTTAGATGCACCATTTACGCTGGCATCAGATGCCTTAGATAAGAATGGATAAACTTCTAATACTGTACCTTGTTGGCCAGTGAATTCACCGCCAGCGTCTACAACAACCACATGAAGTTCGTCATTAGAACCACCAACAGCAGCTGCATAGTCAGAAGTACCAGGAGCACTGGTAAAGAATGACTTATAAGACCAGCTATCAAACAATGATGTATTGGCACAAACTTCAACTTTCAACGAGTTACCAATTACACCAGGATACTTGGCCATAAATGGACCAAAGAAGTCATTGTTATCTTTATTTAAATACAGATATTCAAATTCATCTGGATTTGGAATTAAGAAAGCGGTGTTAGCAGCTGCATTGTTTGTGTTGCTTTCATTAACAGCACGAACAACACTTAGATTGTTACCATATGCTAAGAAAGAAGCCGCTGTAAAGAAACTAGTTGCAGAGTTTGAATTTGGGTTACCAAATGTGTTTTTTAATGTGATTTCATTGTCAACCAAAATTACCTGTCGTGCTGGACCCCACGCAAATTGTCCAGCAAAAGCACCGGCCGTAGTAAGTACCGAAGGAACGACTGTTGTTAAGTCTACTTCGGAAACATTTACGCCTGGAGAGATTTGAAACGCCATTTTATTCTCCTTGAATTATTATGTGTTCTTGGCAGTTAAAATACCATACTGATATTTATGATTCATAGGATTTACAAGTCCCTAAAGAAACTACGGTGGTATGAAGCATAGGTGTCACCACCATCGGCTACCTCCCATACATCACCACCTTCCACCATAAAATCCGGCTTTTGTCCATCTTCAATAATAGGTGCCGGTAGAACCTCTTCATCAACCTGATTCATATTTTCCAACTGAATCTGTTTTCTTAAATCATGGTTAACGATTTCTTTGAAGTATTTCTGTGTTGCCGCCCATGCAAAGATAACTAAAGTCATTACCAGGTCGTCATTTGCACCATCAGCAGCCGCAAAAGATGTCTTATACTGTTCAAAAGTGGTCAATTCAGAATAGGTATCAAAGTCATTTATCAATAACTTATCACCTTCAATCAATGTTTTTAGGTTAGAACAACCGATGGCTTTGACCTGAGGTGACATCTTTAAACCCATCTGCACACCTCTAGCGAAACCAGCCGACAACTGCTGTGGTTTTTTATTGCCTGTATGAACCTTCAATAGATTCTCATACTCTAAATCAGAATGAATAAAGTCTGCCACTTGTGGGTTGTTATTGATTTCAACCAATACATAGGCATCATTATAGACCCTAGCCGCATTGACAATCACCGTTGGGAATAAAATAGGTGATATAGAAGAGCTGGCATAGGTGGCCACCTGTTTGTATGGTGTGGATGAAATGTCAATCACCGAGAAGGCCGAGGAATCTAAATTTTTACCTTCTGAAACATCCACACAAATACAATAGAGATGGTCAGACTTGGATTCATTGACACCTTCTTTGATAGGATGTTCATAGATTTTCATCTTATCATGTTCTGAGATGGCATCCATGTACCGTAATTGTTGCAGTTTGTAACCAGAGATAAGAGTGTTACTACTACCCAAAAACTCACAACCAAACTCTTGGTCGAATTGCCTCTGGCTTGTGTTACGAATAGTTTCTTCTTTCCATGCCTCATCACGACCAGGCACCATGGACCAGTGAATCTCAAAGTTCTTATAATTGTTTCTACCTTCTATTGAATCCATCCACAGTTTATAAAACAGATTCATACCATTTGGCGTAGAAACGATAATGATTTTGGTAGATTTACCGGATGAGATTACTGGATAAACCGAATTGAAGAATTCATTGGCAATGTTATTTGGTACGAAAGCAAACTCATCTAAGAACACACAGTTAAATGATCCTCCACGGATTGCAGAGGACGATGTGGAGGCCGCCACGATTTTTGATCCGTTCTCTAATTCTACATTACCCTTATTCCAAGTCACCACACCTTGCTGGAGCCATTGGGGCAGGTTCTCATACGCCAGTTGATACTTTGCTAATATGTCCCTTGCCAGTGAACCTTTATTGGCCAACACTGCCACATTTTGTGATTCAGAAAAGATTGTTAACCAGAGTAGGTAACCAACTGATGTGGTAGTTTTACCAACCTGCCGTGGACACCGTGTTATAACAAAACGGTTAT